AGGATCTTATAATTCTGTTTCTGGTTCAATATCTTTGACGAAGGGGCAGCAGGACTATAACATTTATGATAATCTTAAAGACGATACTGGCGCGCTAGTATTTAGCAGCAGCTTAAACTCACAGAGCGGTAAAATGAAAATCATGGAAGTTTTTCATTACAGTTCGAAAGCAGCTTACAGATTTTTTGATTCAACATCAGCTATAAATTATCTTAATAATGAGTTTTCGTTTGAGTCATTTACTCCGGAGACAATATTTTATGTATTACCTGTCTTCGAAGATGTCCTGCGAGGCGGCCAGCTAGATTTGTCGAATAGAGTTCGCAGGTCCAACTATTCTTATAAAATTGTAGGTCAAAATATAAGAATTTATCCGGAACCGACGCAAGAAGATCCAAAAGATCTATGGATAAGAGTTCAGTTTGCTCCTGATCCCATGAATCCAAACATTTCTGATCCCGGAATTTATGGCGTTTCAAATATGAGCAACATTCCTTTTGGAAACTTGACTTATTCTAAGGTAAATTCTATTGGTCGACAATGGGTACGACAGTATACATTGGCTTTGGCTACAGAGCTTTTAGGGTTAGTTCGTTCAAAGTTTTCTTCCGTTCCGATACCTGGCGGAGATCTAAACATGAACGGAAGTGATCTGGTGAGCCAGGGAAGAGAAGAAAAAGAAAAGCTCAAGACTAAACTGGGCGAAATGCTTGAAGAATTAACATACAGCAAGATGCTAGAAGATGAAGCACAGGCAGCCCAAAGCTTGACTGACATTCTTAAGAAAATCCCTACACCTAATGGCCGAGCCATTTTTATCGGATGATGATCGATGTCTAGACTTTTCCTAACACCTAGAGAAATAGACTTTATAAATGACATTAGTAAAGAAGTCATTAAAGACGTTGTTGGGCAAAAAATATTTTATTACGCTGTTCAAGTAAAAGCAACCAAAGTTCATGATGTCTATGAAGAAGCCATGAACAAAGTTTTTGAGCAGCCAATTGAAATTGATGCCCGGGTTGATTATCAACCAGAAGAAAACAGAGCTAATATGTTTGGTGTAGAAGACTTCTACACAATAGATGTTTACTTGCATTACCGAGACCTTTTAGATAAAAACATAACTGTGCAGCAAGGAGACTATTTTTCCTATGGTACAACGTTTTTTGAAATAGTTCAGATGACGTATGACACAACTATATACGGCCAGATTGAGCACTCTATGGGAATAAAAATAGTTGGAAAACAAGCCAGAGAAGGACAAATTTCAAAAACACCTAATGGTCCAACAGATGAAATATTCACAGACAANGGCGCTGTTCAAGAAACGTTTGCTCAACAAAGAGGTTTTTCCGAAAATCAATTAGGCGAAACTGGAGATGTAAGATCATTACAAGCCAAGGGTGTTTTGACACCGCCTATTACCGGACCTGCTGAAGTATCAGAAAAGGGCGGCAATGGAAGTAAAGATGAGATTGGAATAATCGATTCTTCTTTTTATGACGAGAGTTAGTCTATGAGTACGAGAGAGACATTAGAAGCTGAACGTCCTGGTAATATACCTGTTTCTGGGGAAAATACATCAGACGTTATTACAGAGCTTCCCAGCTGTACGATTGAAGACATAGATAGGGCAGTTTTTGAACTGTTTGATAAGCAGCTACCGATTCGCTTTACTTACAAGAAAAAAACCCACCGCGTGCCTGTTGTTTTTGCATCGGGAGAACGCTTTGCTCTTATTGCAAGAAAAAAGCCGCTTAGGGATAAAAATAATGCTTTGATATTGCCAGTCTTATCTTTGATGAGATCGTCAATGACGTCAGAAAATGAGATGGGACTTTCCTCTAATCAGAATGCTCCTCACATCATCAAGAAAAGCTTGTCTCGAAAAGATCCACGCTACCAGCGAATTATCAATAAACTTGCGCTTAAAAATGCTGATGATATGCCGGCGACTGACGCCTTTCTTAGTACAGGCTCTATTGTCTTCGAAGGAGCAAAGCCANNNCGATTTGCATCTAGAAGAGCATCATCACAGACACCCCTAGGGGTTAGAAGAGGAGACTTGCTTTCCCCTGATCTCAATAACAATATTTTTGAGGTGATAGAGATACCACCTGTTCAGTTTATCACAGCTACATACGAAGTTACACTGTGGGCTCAATATGTACAGCAAATGAACGATATTGTTATGGCAATAATGACAAATATGCAAAGTTATTCCGGAAGATCTTTTAAGCTTGAAACAAGAAAGGGCTATTCTTTTGTGGCTTATTTAGATTCTAACTTTGACCCAGGAAATAATTTTGATGACTACACAGCAGACGAAAGAATTATTCGAACAAGCTTTACTTTAAAAGTTCCGGGTTATCTTTTGGGAGAGACGTATACAGGCGCACCAAACAGAATTAGATCGACAATGTCGTCGCCCCAACTTACGTTTGCGATGGACTTTTTGGATGGTGAAGTACAGATCCCGATTAAGAATGCAAACATTCCGAGTGGCGATCCTGAAGACTATATTTTAGACGATCGATCAATAAATGCAGCTCTTCCAGGTCAATCCATCGGTGGGGCAAGTTCTTTCTCTAGAACAGACCCAAGGCAGCCGGGAGTAAAAAATATGGGCCAGGATGATACAGCGCTGATAGGCGGAACAGCAAACGATATTCTTGCAAATGCTGTAATTTCAGGCACATTGGAATACGGCGGTTCCGGTACCCCGCAAAGAATACCGGTTATTACAACAGAGAAAGATCCATTCACAGGCAAAGAACAAGATAAAAAATCTTACATAAAGACAAGAACTAGCCGAAATGGCGAAACTGTCTATAGAGAAATTTTGTAGCAAATCAATCAATTCACCCGCCAGACGATATTTATACGATGTTCTAATGCAAGATGATAAATAAAAAAATTGCGTAGAGATTTTTAGTGGTGAAATTTGAGGACATTTTGATTTTTTCTCAATACTTACAGATAACGAGTCGTTAGCTAACGAACAGGAGAAGACATGGCAGAGCAAACATTCAGATCACCCGGATTCTTTGATCAAGAGATAGACCTTTCCGGTCAAGTGGTTGCATCTACGGGAATTCCAGCAGGAGTGGTTGGCACGGCAGAAAGAGGACCCGCATTCGTCCCAGTGACCGTAGGGTCATTTGCTGATTTTGAAACAAAGTTCGGATCTCTTGATCCTAAGAGCTTCGGTCCCTATGCTGTACAAAAATGGCTTGACAACAGAACAGCCTGTACATATGTTAGAGTTTTAGGCGCCGGAGCTAATGAAACCTCCGCGGACATTGATAATACCAGAAATGTAGGCACGGTAAAAAATGCAGGATTTGCCATTACGGGGTCTCAAGCGTTTGTCTCTACGGGATTTGGTAGTGTACGATCACATAACGGAAGCGTTCAGTTCATTACAGCCCACCACAATGCGGCAGCCAACGAAGCCTCTGGATTTCCTATCTTTACAGATAATACCAGCGTCGGTACTGCGAATTCAATGAACCTTGTAAGAGGCATTGTTTTTCTCGCCTCAGGTACTCGAATGGCAATTGGAAGCAGCAATTGGCGAATAGGCCTATTATCAGGTACGAATGGATTTTTAGCTTATCCAGGTCCGATTGCAGGATCAGCTCTGTCTGATAGCAAATATTTCAAGCTTATTCTAAGTTCAACAGCAGGAAAAAGTTGGTCAAATGATGATGGAACTCCGGGTATCAAGGTTCTTACAGCTTCTCTCGATCCTGCAGATGGAGCATACATCTCTAAGGTTTTGAATACAGACCCGAAGCTTTTTGGAAGTGAACAACACTTGTTGTATACTGACTTTGCTATTGAGAATGATTTGGCACCGGTTGTTACTCCAGCTGCTAATATTGGTAATAATGGTTACACAGTGGCTCTGCTGTCCGGGTCTGCGCTAAGAGCTCCTAAGTCATCAAATTCTTTCTTAGGTCTCTTTGGACGTTTTGATACGAGATACACAACACCAAGAACGTCAGAATTTATCTCTCAACCTTTTGGTAAAGCTGAGTATCCTCTGTTTCACTTTGAGACTCGGGATGACGGTGCTTATGCAAATCAAAAATACAAAATTTCAATCGCTGGCCTCAAGGCTAGCGTCAACAAGAAGGTTCCCTACGGAACTTTCGAAGTTCAAGTAAGAGTTTTTAGTGATTCTGATACATCATCGGCGATTCTTGAAAGATATCCTAACTGTTCTTTAGATCCTAAATCTGACAGATATATTGCCAGGCTTATCGGCGACAAGAAAGTTAGATTCGATTTTGATCAGGAGGATCCAGACGAACGGCGCTTGGTTGTTACTGGAAAATATCCTAACGTCTCGCAAAGAGTTAGAATCGTAATGGCTGATGGCGTGTCAAATGGAGATGTGCCAAAGGATGCGCTTCCTTTTGGTTTCCAGGGACCGCCAGTTTTGAAAACATCAGACGCTCTCACCACCGGTGGCGCCGATGCGCTTCAAGATGGTGATGAAACTCTTGGTGACACAGCATCTCGACGTTTAGCACCCTTACAACCGGGATCGATAGGCGCCGGACAGATTGGCCTCTCCTTGACAGGATCGATTATTCCTCCACTGCCTTACAGATTTAAGGTCACGCGAGGTGCAGTAAATTCTAGTCCATGGATTTTAGGACTACCTGGCACTAATGAACGCGTTGATGGAAGATTCTACTGGGGTGTAAAAACAACGCCACTATCAGTCGATGCAACCTCAGACTCGGTGCTAGGAATCACAAATGCTGTTCTAAACTCAAATATTGGAGCTGGTGTTAATCCGCTTGTTGAGGCATACACAAAGTTTCAAGGAATTGAAAAGCTTGATATGCTTGTGACGGGATCAGCGCTAGATGTATTCAATAACAATAAGTTCTCCTTAGCACGTGTAGCCTTAGGAAACACAGCTACTACACTGGCAGCTGCAGTCACCGCGATAACAGGATCAGCTAATGAGCATATGCTTGAAGCTGCTTATGTTAGAAACGGTACTCCTGATACTACTACGTACACAGTCACAGATCACACATCGGCAGGCTCAAATAGAGTTACGCTTGCAACTTTGGTTGCAACATCATCAGCTCTGTTCAACAGGTTTACGCCCTTTGCAAAGTTTACCAACATCTTTTATGGCGGGTATGACGGCGTCAACATTCTAAATGAAGACCAGTTCTACTTTACTGATCGGTCTATCTCGGGAGACACCGGCGGATTAAACATCAATGATACAACACCAGATATCGGATTGACAAACAATGTCGCAGGAACTGGAAGAAGAAATAACAACGTATCTTCTCTAAAGCGAGGAATCGATATTATTTCAAATCCTGTTTCGTCTCGGATAAATCTTTTGGCAGTACCAGGCATAAGAGATGCTTATGTCACTGACTACGCATCAGATGCTGCTCGAGATTACAGCTTGGCGATGTACGTAATGGATATTCCGGGCTATGACAAAGACGGAACTCGTCTATACAAGGATTCTTCCAATAGAACAGATGTTACAGAGACAATCGATGCCTTTGAAGGGAGAGGTTTGGATAACAATTATGTTGCCACTTACTTCCCCGATGTAAGCATGAACGATAACAAAAACAATCGTGTCGTCGAAGTACCTTCTTCAGTTGCTGCAATGGGTGCGCTTGGATTCAATGACAGTACTAACAACGTGTGGTTCGCACCAGCTGGATTCAGCAGAGGCGCACTAGACTTTGTGACTAATGTAGAGAATCGTCTATCTTCTAATGATAGAGACTCACTCTATGATGCACGAATCAATCCGATCGCAACATTCCCAAGATCAGGCTATGTTATATTCGGACAAAAGACGCTACAAGTTGCACAAACCGCGCTAGATAGAATCAATGTTAGAAGGATGATGCTAGACGTCAAGCGAAGAGTTGTTGCTGTAGCAAAAGGTCTGCTATTCGAGCAGAACAATGCTGCTACAAGAGCTCTCTTCACATCAAGAGCTTCACAGCAGTTAGTTTTGGTCC